ATGACACTCGGAGACCTCACCAAGCTCCTGAAAGGACACGAATGAAAACCATCCCCGGCTAGCTCACCAAGGATGAGGCTGCCACCATGCTCGGCGTCACCCGCCGAACACTCGACCGACACATCCAGAAGCACAAGGTACCCACCTTCCGCTTCCTCGGAAACCCAACCATCTACGTGCAAGAGCACGACATCAAGAAACTCTTCACCCCCATCCGGAAGGCAAACTAACCATGGCATGCGACATCACCGTCGAAGGCAACCTCGGCAAGGACCCCGAGGTCAAGTACACGCAGAGCGGCCAGCAGATCACCGAGCTCCGCATCGCCGCCACCGCATCCCGCAAGACCCAGGACGGCAGTTGGGAGGACGACGGAGACCCCCTGTGGGTGACCGCCTCCTTCTGGGGGGAGCAGCACGGCCACCTCGCCGACACCCTCAAGAAGGGCGACAAGGTAACCGTGACCGGCCTCCTCATCCAGCGCGGATGGGATGGCAACGACGGCCAGCGACGCACCAGCCTGGAAGTGAAGTTCCCCCGCTTCCGTGGCGTCATCCCCCGACGCAACAACCAGCAGCAGGCTGGATTCAACGCCCCCAATGGTGGTCAGCAGGGTGACCCCTGGGCGCAGGCTGGCGCCCCCTTCTGAAAGGAACACCCATCATGACTGACTACGAGAAGGCCGTTATGTTCAACGGCATTGCTGTGCTGGCCGTAAATGCGGCCTTGCTGATTGCGTTTGTGGCCGGGGCAATCTTCTTGCCGTGGTGGCCAGCTAAGGTGGCTTGTGTAATCGGCATCATCTGGTATGTCTCCCGCACTCTTGCCTCATACTACGTGAGCCGCTAGTGCGGCAACTCAAACGCAAGACGACCCTCCCTCACTCCAGGGGGCAGGTCATCTGCGATGCCTGCTTCACCCCAATCAGGCAAGGGCTCATGTACCGGAGGGACACCTGGAAGGATGGAACCTACCACTGGTCCCTCCGGTACTGCCCGGACTGCTGGCTCATCCTCGACGAGGTAGAAGCCACAACACACCCCACCTACGGCGGCCCAGGCGCCGAACACTACGAGCAATGGGCGGCCACAAACACGGAAATCAGCAAGGCTCAGGCATGGATGATGCGCGCATGGCCCAGCTAGAAAGGTACACATGGTAGACATCAAGCTTCACGGCCACCAGTGGGTCGCCAAGATGGACTGCACCCAGTGCGGCATCACCCGCATCGAGCAGGCGCACCCGCGCACCAAGCCGTGGGTGGCGGTCGAATCAACCATCAAGACCACAGCCAGGACCCTCGGCTGGAAAGTCGGGGCTGAGACCGCGACCTGCGGAGCATGCAGGAGGCAGAAGTGACCAAGACGTGGCGATACGTGGATGTGCGCTGCACCTGGAAGCCCCTCGCCCTCTACCTCACATGGAAGTGGCGACGGCAAGATTACAGGACAGCATACGTCTCAGTGAGCCCTTGCAAGGCGCTCGTTGGGGCGCTAGACTACAACCATTCCGGTGAGTGACTCCGCTGGATGTGGGATAGGTGAACGGCCCGGGGATTGACCAAGATGTCTCCCCGGGCCGTTGCCATACTCTGAACAGAAAGACAAGACACCAATGACCCCCCTTGATGAAGCCATCATCGAGAACGACCTCCTCCCCGAGGACCAGCGCCTCACCAACGTGGAACTCGCCGAGAAGTTCAACACCAGCGAGGCATCCGTCCGCCGCCACCGCGCCAAACTTAAGCGCCGCGGCGCCCCCGACCTCAACCACGACCACTTCTTCAACGACGTCCCCGTGGACGCCATCTTGCAGCGCGGGAAGACAATCCGCCTCCCCGACGGCTCCTACGAGAAGATCACCTGGAAGCCCGGCGCCGTCGAGATGGCCGAGGCGCGCAGGCTCTCATTCGAGGACCTGGAGCCCGTCTTCCGGGAGCCTCTCATCTCCAAGCCTGCGCCGATCGTGAAGGATGATGAGGACACTCTCGTGGTATGCATGGCCGATTATCAGCTTGGGAAAACTGGGCAGGGGGGCGGCACGGAGGACACTATCCGCCTCGTGCGGCGCGCCATCAAGGACATCGCGGACGACATCCGCTTCCGCGACCCCTACAAGCGCATCATCCTCGCCGACGTGGGCGACAGCACGGAGGGGTTCTGGAACGTCGCCAGCCAGGCCCAGACCAACGACCTGTCGCTCACCGACCAGATCAGGACCGTACAGCGCCTCTACGCCGAAGCCCTCCAGGCACTCGCCCCCCTCTGCTCATCCCTCTACTACGTAGCTGTCCCATCCAACCACTGCGCCGTCCGCACCGGGCAGGGCAAGAACAGCAGGGCCAATGCCCCCGATGATGACTTCGGCATCATGATCTCCAAGAACATTGAGGACATCATAGCGGGCCGCCCCGGCTACGAGCACGTCACCTTCCATCGGCCCGAGAAGTGGGAGGAGGCCGTCACCGTGGATGCTGCGGACGGGACCCGCATCGGCTTCACGCACGGCCACCTGGCGGGCCAGCAGTCCAAGGTGCCATCCTGGTTCAGGGACCTCGCGTTCGGGCGCCGTAGCGGCTTGTACGACGCCAGAATCCTGGTGCACGGGCACTGGCACAACTTCGCCGTGAGCCAGGCCGGAGACGCCCGCTGGATCATCTCCTGCCCATCCGCCGACCGCGGCTCCGACTGGTGGACGAACCTGTCTGGCGACTCCACTCGACCTGCAATCCTCACCTTCGAGGCGCAGGGAGGGAACGCCTCATCCTGGGAGCTCTACTCCTAACGCCTACTTGTAATCGACATGATACAAGAAGTACCTCGGGAAGGAGGCGATCATGGGATGGTATTGGGATGCCACCATCGGCAAGGCACTGAGTGGCTGGCGATGGAAGCTGCACCACCTCTGGTGAGATAGCACAAAGCCCCCGCTTGTAATCGACGTGATACAAGCGGGGGCCTTGTTGTGCCCTCAGGCGACCTTGCGAATCACGAGGTCGTGGACGTAGAGAGTCGGGATCGGCGCCTCTAGCCATACGCCCCACTCGTCACCCAGCTTCTCATCCACCTTCTTGGGCTCGATGTCGAGCTCCAAGACCTGATGCTCACCCTTGTGAACCTCCAGGGTTGCGATCTTCGCGCCCTGGTCGGCCTGGGCGGGATGGTTCGGTTCCTGATAGCGGCGCACCGTGTACAGGTTCGCCTGCCCCGTCTCCTCGCCAAAGTTCCCGCCCGGGAACGCGTAGCGGAGGGTCATGTGCCACTTCCCAGCCGAGGGGCGCAACTGCTCCAGCCCAGTGGAGAGAATCTGGTGCTGGAAGTCCAGTCGCACACCATCCCCGGTCTCGGCGGCGTTGATCTTCGGCCACTCACTGATCGGGGGGAACAGGCCGGGGTTCGTGGAGATGGGGGACTCCGGGCGAATGATGATCGTCCCTAGGGGAGTGTCTGCTGGAACCGGCTCGCCCTTATCCAGTCGCAGCACGCGGGGGAACACGGCCAGGTTCTTGGCGAGGGCCTGAGTCAGCTCCTCGGCGTGCTCAGCGATACGCTTCGTTGCCTCACCGTCCGCCTTAGTCTGCTCCGCAGCGGAGCGGGTAGCCCGGATCGAGTCTCCCATCGCAGCCACCTGAGCCTTAGTGGCATAAGCGCCGTCGGCGACCTCCTTAGTGAGGGCCTTACCTGCAATCACCTTGGCCTCTACAGCATCCGCTGCGGCCTTACCGGCTACCGTGCGAACCTGCTCAACCTTCACGTTGACGGCATCGATGTCGGCCTTCGTCGCCTTCCCTGCGACCTCCTCCTTCGTTGCCAGCTTGGAGGTGTCAACCTGGGGTGCCCCGTCGTTGACCTTCACCCCCGACGTGCCGATGTTGATGGTCACCTGCGACGGCAGGCACTGACCCTGCTTCTCCTCTGACATGCGTCTCCTTACGCCTGGAACTCGATACTTGCGGGCACCTCACGGGCCCCATCCCACACGGTGATCGTGGCGGCAGACTCGCGTGCCCCATCCCACACGGTCACGGGCTGCGCCTTGACGGGCGTCTCATAGATCTTCAAGGACGAGATCACCGCATCACCCGAACCGGCAGGGACACCAATCGACGGCAGCCACCTGGGGGCCGTACTAGCGGGAAGCTCAACCTCAGCCACCACCTTCGTCTGCCCCTGAGGGAGCGTGACGGTAGTGATGTCGAACGGCCCGTTGATCTTCACCTTGTTGTCGTTGAACCAGTTCACGCGAAGGTCGATGCGGGCCTCCGCAGTGTCCTGGTAGTCGACCTCGAAGGTGAACTTACGTGACCCTACAGGCATTGCTGCACTGTCGTAGGGTGTGGTGGATGCGCCCGCAGGCAGGGTCGCCCCGTCGCCCTGCCGGGAGCCCTTACTGCGCCACCACGCCCCCAGAACCGGGAAGATACTGTCTGCCACTATGCGTCCTTCCTGACGATGATCGTACCCGCCGGAGTACCCGCCGGGACCTGCTCGCGCTTACCGAGCGAAAGCACCTTGGGCCGCGAGCGCAGCTCCTCCACCTCAAGCTTAAGCGGCAGATAGCCCTTCAACCACGGGACAGTGAGGTCAAGGATGTGCTGCGACGGCGGGTTCGCGTAGGGGTTCCCGACAGGCTCCCACTGGCCGCCCCGCTGAGGGTCCTCACGCAGCTGTCCGTCCGTGATGTACAGGTGGGCGATGCCAAGCTTGTCGGCCTTGTCGAACACGCTCTTGTAGTTCTCGGAGGTGACCCCATGGACGACAGCCCACCAGCGGGTGGAGGGGTACTGCTTCATGTGGTCCGGGAGGATCGGGGTCCCCGGATCCTCGACCAGGAACGCGGCGGCGTCCTTCTCGAACATCATGCACACGTCGAAGTCAAGCTTGCACATGTCCTCGGAGATGTTCGACCCCGAGTTGATGACAATGAGGAACTCCTTGCCATACTTGTCCCTGATCTTGTCGATCAAGCTCTTGTAGGCGGGGATGCGGCCAGCCTGAGCGCCCCAGCCGTTGATGGCCTCGTCGAGGAACACGCCCTGGCAGACGTCCCCGTACTGCTCCTTGGCCTTGGCGATCTGGGAGAGGATGTACGCCTCCGTGTACTTGTCGACGTCCGGCACGTTCGCGCGCCCCGGGTCGCCAGCCGGGAGCGTAGCAGCCAGGTACTGAGTCTTCACGTAGAAGACCGCGCGCTTCGCACCAGCCGCGAGCGCAAGCTCAGCCTGCTTCTTGAAGTCGACGTTGAACTCATCCCAGTTGCCGCTGTTCCGGTTCAGGATGACGATACCGAGGGAGCCCGCGAACTTAAGGATGCTGGCCCATTTCGAGGTCTTGCCGGGCTTGCCGTCCTCGTAGTAGTCGGGCCAGAAATAGGTGACGGGGGAGTAGTACCGCTCACCGGGCTTGAATGGGGTGATGGTCTTACTGAGAGTGTCGACGCGGCGGGTGACGGTGTTGACGTCATCGAGGGCCGCCTTCTGGGCGAGCTCGCGCTCAAGGTTCTGCTGCTGGACGAACGTGCTGTAGGCGTCATCCCGGGTGAGGTAGGAGGAGAGGTCCACATGCCCGCCAGCCTGGGCCTGGCTGAGCTCCGCCTTGGTGGCGTACGTAGAGGCCGCCTCGGCTTTGGGGAGGGCGGCGTCAGCGATCGCGCGCGCGTTACGGATGGAGTCCCCCATCGCGGCGACCTGCACCTTCGTTGAGTAGGTGCTGGCCGCAGTCGTGGTGGTGAGGTAGTCAGAGAGTGCGGCCTGCGTGGCGTACTTCCCATCCGCCACGGAGGCGGTTACGTACTGGCTGAGGTCCGTCTTCTTGGCGTACTTGCCATCCGCTGCCTCGCCGGTGACGAAGCGGGAGGTGTCCGGGACGGTGGGGATGGAGCCCTTCACGGCCTCGAGGGCGCTCTTCGTTGCGTACGTTGAGGATGCCTCAGTCTTCGGGAGGGCGGCATTGGCGGTGGACTTCACTCCCTCGATCTTCGCACCCAGGGCGTCGTCAGCCTGGCGCATCTCTGTCTTCGTGGCGAACCCAGACAAGTCAGGGGCTGCCTGCCCCCCGCCGCCCACCTGGGCCTGCGCGAGAGCGGCCTTCGTCGCATACGTGGAGGCCGCGTCCTCAGACTTGAGGTAGACGCCGAGGGCCTCCTTGGTCGCATAGGTGTCAGCCACCGCCGTACTGGTGGCGTACTGGGTGAGCTCACTCTTGGTGGCCGCCGCAGTGGCAGTGGAGTCGATGCGCTCACCGAGCTTCCGCTCAGTCGCCAGCGCCTCGGCCTTCGTGGCATACGTGGAGGCTGCCTCAGCCTTCGGGAGCGCCGCATCAGCGGTGGCCTTCACGGCCGAGATACGAGACGACAGGGCGTCATCCCCGCGAGTCACTTCCTCCTTCGTCGCCAGCGTCGAAGTATCCACCTGGCGCCCCTCAGACGCCTTGCGCAGAGCCTCCAGCTCCGCCTTAGTGGCGAAAGTGCGGTCAGCCTTCTCTGTGCTATACCAGGTCAGGTTAGTCATTCGTCCTCCATGCGAGTAATCCATCCCCGACCTCGATGACGTCGGGGGCGTTGATTGCTTCCAGGGTGCCGTCTCCGATGTCACGAACTCGGCGCCCATCCCGGTCAGACGGGTCTTCAACGGCGACACCAGAGAAGATGTCTACGAGGTCAACCTCGGTGCCAGCGATGATGCGCGCGCTGACGCAGCGGGTGAGGCCAGTGTCGCCGGGGATGTTGACGCACACCCGGTAGTTCTGTTCCCCGTCAGACAGAGTTGATGGGGCTGCGATGTTCAGGAATGGGTCACCGTCGTGGTTGACGAGGATGCCGTCGGGGCGGAGTCGACCCCCGGCGTAGTGGGCTATGAGGGCGCTCGTGGCGTCAACCTCGACGCCCTTGTACTGAGGGAGCGGGTCAAACGTGACTGTCCCCATGCGGCCTAGGCCCTCAGGGCCGACCACCTTACCTGTGATGCGTGCGTACCCCTGGTTCACGAACTCTCCTGACGCCGATTCGTTACAACCTTCACTCTATCAATCCGATCATGAAGGTTAGATACCTCGTCGTAAAGGTGAGCTCTGTCAGTGCGCGCGTCATTCCTGACGCCCTCAACCTGCCCCTCCAGGCCCTGGAGCCTGCGAGACTGGTCGCTCACGCTATCCCTGAGTGCCCCCACCACCTCAGTGAGGGCATCCATCTTGGAGGTCAGGTCATCGAAGCGCATATCTAGGTCGTCTCGCAGGTTGGTGGAGTGGTTGTTGTGCACCCCCTCGGATGCGGATTCAGCGGCGTCGGCTGCGCGGGCGACATGAACACCTAGGCGCTCCAGCCGCTCCTCATTCAGTGCCTGCTGTCTCTTAAGCCTACTTGCGAGGCGAGCAACCAGCGCAGCCAGCAGTGCGACCGTAGCCGCAATGAGATCAGGCGATGTGAGTATCTGGCCTATCGGCAGGACGCTATCTACTGGCTGCACTGGTCACTCAGCTCGCGTGACGGGGAGTGTACTCGACGGGTGCCGTGGCGATCGCCTTGTCCGTCTCCTTCGCGTCAGCGAGGGAGGTCAGGACGCTCGCCAGGACGGCGGTCGCAGCGATACCGAGCGCACCCTTCCAGTCAATGTCGAGAATGCCGACACCCACAACGAAGGTAGCAAGCAGGGACTGGGCGAAGGTCTTCACGGCACGGTCGAAGACGCCATACCAGAATGAGGCGCGAGCGTAAATGCTCATGCACTCACCCCTTTCGGGAACAACTAGGGGGCAGGACTTCCGCCCCACCCCCTAGTTTACACTGCGTCAAACGCGGTCACATAAGCCGGAACGACCCCGGCCGGGACCGGTTCAGTGCCTCCTGGAGGGCCGCCCACGTGGCCTCGCCAGGCTCACCGTCCACGTAGTCACCGAACGACCAGCCCGCAGCGAACCGGTTCCACATGTCCGGGGCGACGGGCTTCACCCAGCACCACGCCCAGTACTGGAAGACGCGCACCACATGGGAGTCCCAGCCTCGATCCTCGGCCAGCTTCCCCGAGCCGGTGAGCATCTTCTGGGAGTGCTCAGGTACGGTCTTGTTGAGGTAGCGACGGAGGTTGGCGACGGCGTAGGTCTCGTTGTAGCCGGGGGCGAAGACCTCGATGAGGCGCTGCACCGTGGCCGGCCCATACTCGCCATCCACCTCGAGAGCTCCAGCCGTAGCGACGGGGGTTGGGGCGCCGGAGATGACCTGGCCGCCGCCGATCATGCGGTCCCAGGTGGCGCGGTCGCGCAGGCGGTTCAGGTCGAGGGTGCCGTTATAGCCGGGCAGGCGGCCGTCCTCCGTGTACTGATGGATCAGCGGGGAACCCCAGTACGAGACCGACGGGACGGCAGGGTCGCTGTAGGAGGCCCCGTAGTCCGAGTAGTCGGGGCCACCCGCATACCAGAGGGGGTACTCGCGGGCCGCGTCCGACCAGTCGTAGCCGTTCACGGCGGACCCGTTCATGTAGATGCCGGGCGTGGAGCCAGTCATGCCCTTCACGGCATCGAGGAAGGTCTTCGCCCATCCAGGCCCCTGCTCGACCGCGTTCGCCTCCCAGTCAAGCCAGAGAGTGGCCTTACCCACATAGCCGCGCACAGCATCCACGAAGTAGCGGGCCTGGGCGGCCGCATCACCGGGGCGGGCGAAGTGGTAGAAGCCCAGGCGCTTACTGGCCCCGAGCGTGGCGTTAGCCTGCGACCCCATGTAGGGGTTCACGTAGTCATCATCCTCAGTGGCCTTGACGATCACGAAGTCAGCCCACAGGGCAGCCACGTTCAGGCCCGCCTGGTGGCTAGAGATGTCGATACCGTGCGCGTGCGCAGGGGCGCTCGGGGCGGCAGTAGATGCGGCCGCAGGCTTAGCCTGGGCGGCCTGCCCCTTGCGGAACTCTGGCCACTGCGACAAGAACTTCCCCTCGTCGAAGCGATGGCAACTGGTCCACGCCCCAGACTGGGTGTGCGGGTGGCTGGAGTAGCGGACGGTGCGCGTCTCCTGACCCGTGGAGTCGCCCAGGTAGCCGTCGATACTCCCATCCTCGGCGATCCATGCTTCGGAGACCAGGGGGTCACCCCCATCCTCGACGGCGATGCACACATGCCCCCTGCCGCCCTCGTTTGCGGCGGACAGGATCACGTCACCGACACGGAACCCACCCTGAGGGGCGAGGTCGGAGTCGTTCCATGGGACCTCGTTGAAGCCTCGAGCCTCCAGTCCGGGGCGCATGTTCCCCGTCCAGTGGTCATTAATTTCGGGGAGGGCGGCGTGACCCCAGGCGGCACCGTAGGTGTCGTGGATGCCGTAGCAGATCGCTCCGCACACGAGGCTGGAGCAGTCAGCGTTCTGGGGTGAAGACACGTGCCCCTCCCAGTTGGCGTTGGCGTACCAGGTTCGCCGATCAGGCTGGCTGTAGCCGACATCCTCCTGGTCGCAGATTCGGCGGGCGATACGCGCCGCCACAGACTGAACTGTCACTTGCTCTCCTTCGTCTTGACGATCTCTTCCTCCAGGGCAGCGGCCCGCTGCTCTGCGATCACTGCCCGGCGCGTCAGGGCGGCGATCTCTGCCGTGAGGGCGTCGATCACTGCGATGGCGTCCACCTGCTGCGACTGAGGTGTCACGATTCCTCCTGAGGTTTCTCTGTCGGGGGCTCTTTCGGAGGCTCGGGGGTGGGCCCGTAGCCGCCATGAGTATCGTAGGCGACGGCCTTGCTGGCCTCGGCGTCGTCTGGGTTGGATGCCGGGGGGAGGACCCACACGGACTCCTTGGAGCGGTCCCTGAGGGCCACAGCATCCGTCGTCGGGTCCCACACGTCGATCTGGCGGGCACCCTTGACGAGGACGGCTACCGTCTCTCCCGGGTTGCCGGACACCTCCACCGACCAAGGGGCCGCGTCCGTCCCGTAGCCGGTGCGGATCAACTTGGCCGATGCTGAGGACGACGTGAGCACTATCCAAGGCGCTGTCGGTGAGGCGATCTTGGGTACATAGTCGGGCAGCACCCAGGAGGCGTGCCCGCTCGAGTCGAGCTCGACATTCTCCCAGTACTCGATACCGTCATGCGGCGACTCCGTGGAGGCGTGCTGCAGCATCATGTGGCGCTTCTGCCACTCGCCGGGTACGCGCATGACGAAGTTTTTGCCCCCGACGGCGCGGAACCCGTTTCCGTCCACGACGACCTGATGGTTCTGATCCCAGCCAAGCACGGAGGCGCCGTTATAGCCCCACACAGCCCGCCACCTGTCAGTCGGGGACTCCAGCCGGAAGGAGTTCCCCTGCATCTCGAAGGATGAGCGGTAACTGCCGACGGTTATCGTCGCGGCGTAGTCGTAGACGTTGATGTTCCCCTTACCTGGAGCACCGGCTCCGAATCCGGAACTCCCTACCTGGAGTGACCAGGCCGTCGTCTTTCCCGAGTACACCTGGAAGTTGTTGGAGGAGAGACGAATGTTAGGGCTGTTCCCGTCCGCGTTGGACGGGGCCTGGAGGTACAGGATGCCTCCCCGGACGCTAGGGTCCTCCTTGAAGGTCACGAGGGCGGGGAACTTGTAGGGGGATGACCGCTTGTTCATGTACAGCCCGACCCCCCAACGGTCGCCGCGCTGGCCGACGTCGTTGCCAGACTCCTGCTCAACGATGTCGATGAACTTAGCGATCGACCATGAGTCCTGGATACCGACCTCACCGAGAACCTTCACCTTGCCGGTGGAGGCGTCCACCTCGAAGGTGGTGTCGTTGGACCGGACCGAGTAGGCGCGGATGCCTGCCGAGTCGATCTTCACCCCCCGGTTCCTATCCCTGTCCGACTGGATGGTGGCGCCGGTGATGACCTGCCCATCGATCGCCCCACCCTGAATGTTGGAGGCACTGACGGAGTTGGCGGCCAGCATGCCCGCCTTGATCTGCTCGAACTCGCCCTGACCTGCGGAGATGATCTCCGTCCACACGTGGTGGGCGGTGGCGTTCACGAAGGAGGCGTTACCTGTGACAGTGAGCTGGTCCGCGGTGATCTCGAGGAAGCGGCCGACATCCGAGGCGATCTTCCGGGCCGTCACCTCGGCGATGCTGGCCGAGCCCGCGGTCAGCTTCCCCACGTCGAGGTTGCTGATCTGCTCGCTGGTGACTCTCATGCGCTCCCAGTTGGCGCCGTCCCAGCGCCACTCCGCCACGATGTCGAGGGTCTGGGCGTCCTGTACGCGGCAGGTGTCGCCGACGGACTGCCCTGAGAACGGGGGCAGCGTGTCGGACGTTCCCCGGATGTAGGACACCTCGCCCATGGAGGTGCGGATGCGGCGCACGGCGGACTCCATGGTCGCGGCCGTGAGCTTGGAGATCGTCTTGGAGTAGTCGTCACCAGCCTCCTCCCAGCGCCACCCCTTCGGCGAGTAGACGATGATGGAGCCGGGGGCGGTCCGGGAGTTCGTGGGCGACGAGTGCCCGAGAGTGGCGAATGCGGGGACTGTGACGTACTGGCCCCCACTAGCTCCGTGAGGCGCGTCAGAGCGGTTAACGGGACCGGCCATCAGAGGACCTTGATGATGTAGGGAAGGGCGATGTACGGGCTGCGCACGTCGACCGGCTGAGACCCGCCGGCCGAGATGGCGATAGGCGTGCGCCCGCCCGTTGCAGTGCCCGTCGAGGTCAGGTAGGTGTACCCGTTACCGGACTCACTTACCCCAATGTCCTGATTGGCCTTCCTGGCCTGGAACCGGCGCCCAGCGTCCTCCACCTCGCCGATCTGGTGGGTGTGGGCGGGCATCTGGTTCACGTTCAGCGTGACCGAGCCGGAGCCGCCCTTGTCGCCGATCCGGTACGAGTTGCCGGTGGCGACGGCGGAGCGGTCTCGGATGTCCGGGAGGCGGAAGTTGCTGGCGGAGGTGAATCCATAGGCAGTGCCAATTACTGCGAACAGCTTTGAATAGGCATTCCTCTCAAGGAGGCGCCCGTCACAGCGCATCCAGCCCTCCGGGTCGCGCTCAGCGCCGAACATGGCGATGGTCCCGATCGGGATCGCCTTCTCCACGGCGGTGCGGATACCCTGAGCGATGTCCTGAACCTGTTTCAGAATCTCAGCAGGCTGGCCGGCCACCTTCGTCTCCAGGTTGGTCACGCCGCGCGTGGCGGCCGAGATGCCGTCCTCGATACGGGTGAGGTCGGCGGCGGTAATCCGAGTCTCGTTCGCCCCGAATCCATCCCGCCACTGCTTGGGGGCCACATACTCCTGCATTATTTATCCCCTTCCGCCCTGAGGACGAAGATTCGCCCATCGGGAGCAATCCACATGCTGGACCCTATTACCCCATCATCCGGGGGAACTGGCCCCGACGAGACAAGATTGACGGCAACCTGAGTCATCGCCTCAGTAAGATGCCGCATCTCCCTCAGTGTACCCTCGCGCGCAGCCTGCTGCATAGCCGAGCTACCCTTGAGCTTATCTTCCACCTTCTTAGCGATGGCATCGGAGTCGATCGACTGCTCGAGAGTAATAGTCGCTTTGGGTCCCCACGCGGATTTGTTACCCATGCGGTCATACGACCTAAGGCACACCTCGTACTCGCGCATCTCCAAGCCGACAACCGATGTCCGCTGCATCGGGGCGATCATGTCTGCCGTGCGCCCCTCGGCCGCGCCAGGGAGCTGCACGGACACCTCGACGCCCGCGAAGTCCGCAGGCATGTTCTGGCCGTCCTTGCCCGCGTAGTCCCACCACACGCCCAGCACGCCGAGCACCTGCGACAGGATCGGCTTGGACGGAACCGGCGGGGGCTCGACGTCTGACGCCACCTCGAGAGTCAACGGGTGAGACCAGGACCCAACTCCGTCATTAGTCTGGGCTCGCACCGTGAAGTCAACCCTGGCCCCAGGCCATAAGTCCCCAATGGTGGCTCGTGTAGTGTCGGCGCCCTGAACCACTAGCGACCCGGAAGCGATCGCCCCCTTCAAGGTCTGCTTCCAGGACACCTCATAGGACACGACATCCACTCGGCCACCCAGGGTGTCAGTCTCGACCCTGCCCCACTGGATGTCGGCGACACCGACAGGCCAACCGCTGCTGCCGATGACGGCCCTGCTGGTCCCCGTTAGGCCCTGGGGGGCGAGGGGCCAGTACTTCGA